GCGGGATTGTGTCCCGCCACAAAAAATTAGTTATTACGCACCTTCTACACCGAAGATACCTCTAGGGTCTGATACTCCAAATGAGTATCTTTCTCTAGCTTTGTATCTTACGTTTCCAGTATCGAAATCACCTTCCATTGCATTTGTTAATGGAGCTCTTGTGAACATTTTCATGCCATTTGGCACGTCTGTTAAGATATAGAACGCATCAGTGTCAGTTAGGTAATTGTTCACTCTGTATCCTTGAGGAATCATTCCCATTGACGCGATTGCATTGATATCGTTATCAGCTGTTCCAGTTCTACCTTGAGATTTCATTAATCTCTCAGCTGTAAACTGAAGCTCTTGAGGAACAATCATTTTTACTCCTCTTGCTGCAACTTTAAGACCTCTTTCGTCAGTCATCTTACCGATATCGATAAGTGATTGCTCTAACGAAGTTTCGTTAAGATCTGCCTGCGTAGTCAGAGTATTTTGGAAAGTACCTGCTATCGTAGGGTGAGATGTGTTAAACAAGCTTACGCCATCACCTGACTGAAATGTGTTAGTTGATGGTAAACCATTGATTAATAATTCAACAGCTTTTACTTGTTTCGCATTACTCATAGATCTTGCTAAAGCTTTTGTGTATCTCGCAGCGAGTCTATCGTAAAGATTATCTTCGATAGCTTCCTCTGTGATTGCAAATGCTAAAGCTACGGTCTCGTGAGTGTATCTAGCTGTAAAAGTTTCTTGTGCATCGTCGAATGATACTCCAGCACCTTCTGCTTTTACTTGCGCTCTTCCGAATCCTGATAACATAACTTCTTCTTCAAAAGCTCTGTCAGAAGACTCGTTAGTATAAATCTCAGCATGCTGATTTTCATACCTTTTATATTCCAGGCCAAATAGTGCATTTAAACCTGGCTCTAGTTCTTTAACTAGCTGTGATCGTGATATAGCCATAATTTATCTCCTATTCTCCTAGTATAATTTAGCGTCTTTTGCTATTGTTACTATGATATTAGCACCAGCTGCAGTTAGATCCTCGTTCTTTGGATCCTCAGCTGATCTTACAACAGTAAACATTTTGTTTACGTTTGCAGATGCAATATCTAGTGTCACAACAGATTGACCATCTTTCGAAGATCCACCGTTGTTGTTACAGTTAAAAGTAGTACCATGATTAGCTTGAGTTACCGCTGCATCCGCTTTGACCATGTATTCTTGGTTTGGATCATCGTTAACAAAAGCAAAACCATTTGTGCTACCCGTGTTTGGGTTAGTTCCAAATGCTTGAGAAGCCGCAACACTGTTTGCAAAAGTTGGTTTCTTAGTTGTGCTATCTATAAAGAAAAAGCCATTAAGAACTCCAACCAATTTAGCATGACCAGTGTTAGTGTAGCTTGCTCCGCCAGTTCCGCCGTCGTCAGTAGTCGCGAAACTTGCGTCCTGAATGAAACCTTGATTACCGTCATCTTGAATAGATGCAGGGTCATTTTTCATCAGAGCAACACCTGGAGCTGTCTGAAGTTGATATTTAGATTGACCTTGGATCGAAGGCGTATTGCCTAATCTCATAGCCGCTCTGAAACCAAATCCAGTAGTTGACTCATTTGCCATAGTTGTTTTCTCCTATTAAAGTTTATCCGATGATTAAGAAATAGTTAAAAAATTATTTCTTTGTACCACCGAAGGTTACACGAGACTGCCTCTCAACATTGATTGGCATCCTCTGGTCTTGCTCCTTCATAAGATCGTTTGATACTGCTTCGCTTCTGTCTTCATGACGTCTTGTCATGTAGGCTTGTCTCTGCTTCGCAATCTCTTCGGGTACCTTCGCAAGTAGAAGGCCACCAACCCCAACTACCCCCTTGTATTTACCGTCTTCGATAACTGGATAATCAGATGCGTTTTCGATCTCCTCAGATCTAACAAGTTCGTAACCTTCTCTGATTCGTCCGGTCACGTTCTTGGTATCTTGGAAACCAACACTCTCTGCTCTTATCCATCTGTACCTAAATCCATTAGGTGCAGGGGGTGCATCTAGAGATGATGGTGGAACCCACACTTTAGGTCTCTCTGACTTTGTCCGTGTTTGGTTCGCACGTGAAGTATTTTTATCTTTTTCCATTTTACGCTCCTCCCGTGTTTTTCAATTGTTTTGCGTACTCTTCAAGTGGCACTCCTAATTTTTTAGCTATTGCTACTTGTGATGAAGTGAGTCTCACAGTTTTGCGTCCTGGTTTTACGCTTCTATTTGCTGATGCAACCGTTTGCACGGGAGCGGACGTTTTCTCTGCCTCATTATTACCAAATTTAGTTGGAAAGTCAACTTTCATTCTTCGATCTATCTCCTGATAATACTCATCAGAGGTAGTATCGTAACCTTCGTTTTCTAAATCCTTGTGGTGTTCTATAGCCGTGTTAGTCATGGCTCTGTTCGCACCAAACCAAGTGTTTTTGGATGCCCATGCCTCAGCCTTTGGATCAGGCATTGGCGTGTTTGTTATCTGAGGTTGTTCGACAGGTTTAGCAGGCTCTTCAACCTTAGCCTGTTCCCTGCTCTGTTTCGCCTGTTTGATCCTAGCATTCTCGAAAGATAGCTCTGCTATTCGTTTGTTAGCAGCTATCTGACCTTTTGCGTCGGATGTTTCGATGGCAGCAGCCAGTTCTCTTTCTGCAGCCTCTAACCCAGCGTTGATATTTTTCTCAAATCTATCCAGGTTATCTAGGTCTGTTTTTTTGAAACGAGACTCTGCCTCTTTTCTTTTTTCCTCAACAGCCTTTGCATACTCGAGAGCAGCCTGTTCTCTTCTCTCTGCCTCTCTCATTTTACGAGTTAGTTTAGCGATACGTGATTGTACGCCTTTACTGTACTCTTCTAATTTATCATCTTCCTTTTTTACTTCTTCTTGTTTCTCTGTCTCTTGTTCTTTCTGAACATCCAACTGCTCATCAGATTTCTCAGATGTGTCATTGGACTGATTATTGTTTTCAGTAGTTTCATTTGATACCTCCACTTCATTTTCAAATGTTTTATCCTCTGGTAGATCTATGTTTGCACCAGGACCTGATGTATCAATGTCAACCGTTTTTTTTTCTTCTGGCATAGTTATCCTCCTATGTTAATACTCATGCAAGATGTCCTCTGGACTATCGATTGTTGCTAAAACCTCATCGTCGTTTAGCAGACGCATCTCTCCACCATCTATCTTGATTCGACTACCCGCATATCTTGCGAACATAATCCAATCTTTCTCTTTGCACCATGGACCTTCCGGATACCTCTCTTTATCCTTATAACATTGTGGACCCATGGCCATAACCAATCCTACCTGTGAGGCAACCTGTTGCCTTTCCAGAGTAGTTTCGGCTAATACTATTCCACCTTTGGTTTTCTCTTTCATCTTGAAAGGTAAAACTAAAAGTCTCCAACCCGTAGGTTTTGGGATTTTTGCCTCTTGTTTTTCTGATTCAACCCCGACTAATTTTTTTTCTGGTATCTCAATTTTTTGATTTGGGGTCAATATTGATGACTGTTCCTTTTCCATTTTGCTCCTTATCTTCTAGCAGGTTAGAGAGTTCCTGTAGTGTTGCCTCTAGGGCAGTTATTTGTCCAACAATATACCTATACTTTTCCATGTTGTCAACGCTACCTGACGTTATTGTTACGGATAAAGCATCGGCTCTAGCTTTTATAAATTTAATTAGCCTTGTTATGACTGTTTCTAATTGCATTTTTGCCTTTCTTAAAAATTGCAGCGACTTTGTTTTTACCCATAACCTTGGCTCGCTGTTCTCCAACGGTTAGAATCTGAATTTTCCTAGCAAATGGTTTAGAAATCTTTTTAACTTTTGTAACCGTCTTACGCGCGTCTGTCGGTGTTGCGAATTTAATTCCAACAGTGTCGCGTGGGTTTTCATCAGTGTAAAGCCTTCTACCATATCTTTTGCCAGGGTGTTTTCCCTTACCTTTTTTTGGATCCGCCACGTAAAGCTCCCTGTAACATTTTTCTTTGTTTAGTATGGGCTTTGACTGCCTTACCAAGTCCCTTTATGACTTTTTTTATTTTTTTATTTCTGCCATTTTTTAACATTTCCATCTCCTTCTTGCCTGACGTAATCTTGAATTAGGATCTCTGGCAGCCTTTGGAAATTTTTTCATCTGTCCTGCGCTTCTCGCACAGAATGATTTACGTCTCTTGGCAGCTTTAGATCCCGGCTTCACCTTACCAGTCACGGCTGTTTTTAGTTTAGAGCCAGGGTTTAATTTTCTGTAGGCTTTGACCCCGGCCTGTGTCATGCCTGCTCCAGACTTTGTAGGTCTAAAGTTTTTTTTGTTTCTAGGTGGCATACCACCTTTTTCAAATTTTGCTCTTACTTGGAAATCTGTTCTCATACTATTCCCCCGAATCCCATCTTTTTTCTTTTAGCAAATGTTGCAACATTAGTTGGTTTACCACCAACACCCTGTGCAACTGATCTTTTTCTTTTGACAGCTGATCGTCTCTGTCCCTCTGACATGGATCTTGCTTTTGCAAGTGGGACACATTTTGGATATTTACGTCTTGCATCTGCTTTCTGTTTTGATCTCCCACATTTTGAAAAAGATCCATCTTTCTTCTTGCTACCAATGTCTACCCATTGTTGTTTGAACCATTTATCGAGTCCGTTCTTTGCCATGGCATTAAGAATTCTTTCCGATAGCTTCTCTGTTCATTCCTTTTTTGCAGAGTCCACCACCACGTAAACCTTGTCTCTTTAATCTAGATGTTGCTTCCATTAATCCACCTTCAGCTTTGCTGCCTCTAAAATCTTTTCTCTTTACACCAGATGGATCTTTGATTTTACCCGCACAAATTTTACTAGCGTATGCGTTCGCGTATGCTGAAGGATATACCTTGAATTTTCTTTTCGCTGCGGCTTTACCTCTAGGACATAGTTTAGTCATTATGATCTCGCTGTTTGTTTTGCTCTTTTAAAATTAGCTGCAGTCGGTGCACCCTTTGCACCTTTCTTTTTCATTTTACCACCACGTTTTCTTTTAGCGTGAATGTTTGCGTATAAACCTGGACCAGCCATTATTTTTTTACCTTGCCACCTTTTTTCATGTAGCCCATTTTATTTCTAACTTCGGTAGGTAATTTTTTTAAACCTTTTTGATTTGGTTGAACAGGTTTCAATGAACCACCCATTTTCTTTTTAACTCTATTCTGATCTTGAACAATTGCTTTATATTTTTTTCTTGCTCTTTTTAAATGAGGCATGTTTTTAGGTGTTGATTCAACAGACGGGATTTTACCACCTTCTTTCATCATAGGTCGTTTCATCATTCCGCCACCCATTTTTTTAGCTCTAAATTTATCTTTCATTCTTTGTAGTTTCATTGGTTGATTTTTATCCCTAACAGACTCATAAATTGCTTTTACTTTTGCTTCTCCTTTTACTTTACCACCAAGTTTATAACCTTTAGGTGAGACCTGTTTATTATATAATCTATTTGCCATTATTTTTTTCCTCCGTTTCTAAATATTTGCGTTCCCTTTATACCATATATGCTCGCGACCACAAGGATCCAAAGATTTGTGAACCATGAAGGGAGCTGCGAGAACATGTCGAAGAACAATTTTACCTTGTCCATCGCGGTTGGATCGTCACTCACAACTGCCCAAGCGAGCACCGCTACGGGCGTACTCAATACCAATAAAACCGCCTCGTCCTTCCAATCTGATTGACGTGCTTCTAACAATTTTCCCTGGTATTGTTCCTCACCACGAGCCATACGATCGGCATGTAAGAGTTGTGCCTCTGACATCGCCATCTTCGTCTTCTGTTTGTTAGCGTAAATCTTACTTCCAGCAGAGACGGCCAGTTTTATCGCCGATAACCACATAGATTAGTACGCCTTTGAGTTTCTTCTTTTTTCTGGTAACATTCTTTTCTGACCGCCGACCGGCATCTCAGGTTTTCCTGTACCAATATAGTTAAAAGCCTTATCAGCAGTCGTCTTAGATCTAGGATCTATCTCAACTTGTTGTTCGCCGACTTGTACTGGCTTGATCTTATCTAGTTTTTGCATTTACGCTCCTTTTTTTACTCCTTTTATAACACCTTTGTTCTTAGATGCATAGAATATCTTTTCACCTCTCTTTTTCCCGTACTGTTTTTTCATCGATCTCATGATTTTTTTACCTTTTTTGTTTAATGGCATCAATCATCCTCCATCATGACCTGAGCCTGCTGTACTCCTGACTTTGCAAGGCTGACTCCGGCCCTTAATTTCGACAGATCCTCGTTCTGTTCGAGTTTATCCTCAAAATTCTCACGCTGTTGCATTAATCTTGCTCTTGCAAGTTCAACCTGAGCCTCATCGTTGTCTCTTTTTCGCTCATTTTCCATCGCACGAAGGTCAACCTCACGTGATTTTAGTTTTAATAGCGGATCGGAGTCGAATTGTGATGTGATTTTCTTCTCTTCTCTCATGAAATCCTCTGTCATCTCGGCAACAAGCACCGCTTTTCTGGCCTCGATAGCCTGAGAGATCTGTTGTAGCTGTTGCGCAGCGTTCGGATCGGTTGCAGCCTGTTGTTGCAACATCTGTAACTGCATCATCTGCTCTCTGAATTCTAATTGTACCTGTTCCTGTGCCATCAGACTGATGTGCTCCAGGATATTTTTCTGTATCGCCGCCATGATTGCAGGATTATTTCTGACCATGTTGGTCGACATGAAATTTAGATGGGCCGTTATGTGTGCTCTGTGATCCTGACCAGGAAAAGCCTGAAAAGGTTTGCCAGCCAAAGCATTGATGTGTTCCATACTTGGATCCATCGGTGCCATCGGTGCTGGTGGTGGTAATATCTGATCGATATTTTTCACACCGATCGCCTCGTACATTTTTCTGTAAGCAGAATATAGATTATGAATCTGTGGATTCGATTGTGCGAGTTGTAATTCTGTCTGTGCCATGGATATTCTCTGCGCCATAGAGAATATATTTGGATCTGCAACCGGCACGATATCTATCCTATCGTCAAAATCCACCTGTTTGATGTTCCGTGCTCCACCGACCACGTCGTATGGATATTCTGGTGGTAGATATTGCGATACCACTTTTGATAAAAGTTTGAATTCTTTTTTCATTCCCGCATACAATCTCTTGTGTATCGCGGACATGACCCGTGAGCCACGTTCCAATAATGCGATCGTTGTTCCAACAGCAGCGCCTTGATTACCATCGCCCACCTGCATGTCAGCAATAGCCGCGAATCTCTGACCAGCGGTCACGACTATACCCATCAACTGTAATAGTGTTGCTGATGGTTCTTTGTACGGTAGTGGAAAGAATGCTTCTCTCAGGTTACCACCTGGTGCGTCCACATCTTTGAACTCACCAGGTTGTATTGGTGATGCCTCGTCTCTGACTCTCACTCCTCTTTGTTTGAATCCTGCAGGTAGATTGGATAGGGTTCCTGCATCTAACAATTGACGTAGCGCAGCCGTTGCGGTTCTGCTCAATCCGCCAATCATGTGAATCAAACCGAAGCCGTAAAATCCAAGTCCTGGAAGAAATTTAAAGTGGACAAAGTATTGGATCTTACTTTTCTTTAGATCATCAGGATTGTAGTTTCTTCTGATGGCTAATATTTTTCTACTAGCCTCCTCAACAGTCACAATATAAGGGAGCTTGATTCCTGTTGGTTGACCCTCAGAATCCACCTCTTCGAATCCCTCAAGATCTAAATTCACATGACATTCTAAAAGGGTGTACATCGGTTCTTGACTACCAGTTTTTTTAGTGCCCTCTAGCTGTCGTTCTTTTTTCTCTAATTCGTTATTTGTATCTGGTCCTGGTGGGCCGAGCTCTATATCAGAATAGAAACCATTGACCTGTTGTTTACGTAAATCATTTTCTGAGATCTTTACCGTGTGTATGATAGATTCCGCATCATCCAAAGAGTTTGCAGTGTATGGCACGATCAGATCCTCTGCTGGCACAAATTTAGAGACCGCTCTTCCTAAGAGTTGATCGTAATAGACCTTTTTAAAAGTTGATCCTGCAAGTGGCAGATGAAATAACATCGAATCAAATTCTGGTTCGTACTCTGTCATCTGATCCATCAACAGATAGTTCATGTAATCTTTCACACGTTGTGATTGCTGTTCTACCGGTGGACTTGTTACACCTATGATCTGTGTTCTGACAGGTCCCTCTGCTGGAAGTAATTCCTTGTAAGCCTGTGCTTGAAACTGTGTCACCGCCTCAGCTAACACCGGGTGTGTTGCACCTGAGGCTCCCTGAAATGGTTCTGTTCTATTCTCGTATTTGAATCCTAAAAGATCGAGACCCTGAATGTATCCCTGCTCCCAATCTTTTCTGGAAGTTTTATAATCCATGTAGTTTTGCACCATCTCGTTGCCGAGTGGATCTAAAATATCCTCTGGTAAGATGTCCGCCAGATTATCGAAATGATTCTCTGTTCCTGGAATATTGATGGCACCTGGTTCGAAATTTAAAGTAACACCACCATCTTCCTCTGGTGTCACCTCGACAGGTTGTTTCTCTACGATCTCTTCTTTTTCCTCGACTACTTCCTCACCTGGTATCTCAAGTTCTGTTCTGACCTCGTTGGGAAGAGCCTTATCTATATCTGCCATTTAAATTTCTCCAATCCTATGTCTTAACCTGTTTTAACGGAACATTCAACCCCTGTGGATTGGGACCTCTCTTTGGCGGTGGTCCGGATTTCACACCTCCCGATCCGAGTGGTTTATCTACCATGCCACCACCCTGCATTCCCTCAGCTCTCATCTCCGCCAATACCAGCTGTATCGCGGATAACTCCGACATGTTGCCGAGATTCTCGAACACACGTTTTTCAAATTCCTTCTTCTTTGAGGCACTAAAATTTTTTGAATATTTATCTGTTAGCTCTGACATCAGTAGTAAGTCCTTTTCTTTTGTTCCTTGATCTCCTCAACATAATCCTCCGGGTGATCTATCAGTCCACCCTGTCTGAATCTTAGAATCGCCTGCGTTGTCGA